GTTTCAGTCCCTTAAAAGGGATTAGCCGCCTTGCAATAATCAATATGCCAAATGATGATGATGAATTTGGCGGTTATGGTTTCAGTCCCTTAAAAGGGATTAGCCGCCTTGCAATAAATAAGAGAATGATTGAAAAATTATCAACCTTACAAGTTTCAGTCCCTTAAAAGGGATTAGCCGCCTTGCAATACTAAGCTATATTATAAATAAGTTATCTGACTCTGAGTTTCAGTCCCTTAAAAGGGATTAGCCGCCTTGCAATATCAGAGAAATACTCAAACTATCAGCATAACGCGCTAGTTTCAGTCCCTTAAAAGGGATTAGCCGCCTTGCAATAATAACTCTATAAACTGCAATACATCATGAGTGATAAGTTTCAGTCCCTTAAAAGGGATTAGCCGCCTTGCAATAAGCCGGGATCTAGAACCCTTGACATAGCTGAATCCTGAAGCCTGTTTTGGCAGATCGGATCAAAAAGTCTATTTTAGCCGCTTCAATCCCTTTTAATATTCTGCAAAGACCGCCCTAATCCCTTTGCTTGTCTAGGTTCTGAGATTTTGGCGAATGTCCGAGGTTTTTGACCGCGCTTATGGTTCGCCAAAAAATTGCAAGTTCGGTAATCCCTTTGAGAGTCTGCCAGCCATAGTTCCGGCTGGTCTATAAGAGTAGTCGCCATCTCTCTTGCTTTTTGAGCCTAAACTCATCAAGCCATAGACTAAACAAGTTAGTCATCCCGTCCAAACTGCGGTAAATTAATATTAACTAAAACCATCTGCTTTGTCAAGCGTTTCTTTTTAAATCTTTTGGGTTTCTGATAGATTAATCTAGTGTTGTGATATTTGACTTCTCCTAGCTCAAAACTACTATTATGTTTGTGGTTTCTAGCAGCATTAGTGTCAGCTTGTTGCACCTGTTCAAATAACTCACAATCAGAGTTTTTGCAGATAAACTCATACTGTGATAATCGTTCACCTTTTTGATGACAACAATGGCACAATTGAGAACTGTAGTTAGCAGGTGGTTCATGAAAACTACCGCCTCTATTCTCAACTTTTTGCTTAGTTTTAGTTTTTAAATCACCTAAGCATCTTTGTCTCATAATCCAATTTAAACCCCGTTTAGCAGACGCACCATTGTGAGCATATCCCACGCCTTCAGGTAATGCTTTAGCTTCTGTTTGTTTCAGAAGATTAGTTAGCTGGGTATCTTCCCATGCTATATGCTCGTAAGTCCTGCTTAATCTAGTTGACATTTTATGATTAAAGGCATTAGAAGAATTAGCACCACGTTCATGCAATCTGGTAATTTTATCTTGTATCTTAATCTCGTTTTTTGTCTTAGGTCGAGTACCTTTGCGCCCTGAATCTTTCCACTTTTTATCATTAATTAACTCAAGATTATCAAGCTTTGATTGTAGTTCCTCGATATGGATTGACACGCGCTCCCTGCTTAGATTTGGGAGAAACAGCGCCCCATGATCCGTCGCCACAGTAGCCTGTACCCCAGGGTCAATCCCTGCGCTTAAATTCTTACCTTGTGTAATTGATGAATCTTTGATTTGTTGTTCAATAAATTTGATTTTAGACTTAGTATCTTCGTACTCTTGACTATCTTCGCCAAACTCTTTTTTGACCTTGAGTAATTTCTTTGTTAAAGCTGCTTTTTCTTCTTGTAATGGATGAGCAACGACGATATTTATGTAATACCCTGATGTCTTTTTCGTGAGCATATACGTCCTGGGTAGAACCTCGTCTATGTTTAATCTTTTAACCCAGTTCTTGTCAGCAACAATCAACTTATTGAACCCAGTAATATCAATCCAATCATTCGCCACGTCTATCTTATTTGGCGCACACTGATTATTCGACAAGGTGGTAATTTTATCAGCGTCTTTTTTGAACTTTGGTTTCCTGCTATTCACCCTTTTGGGGTCTAAAAACGCTAACCATGACTGTTTAAAAAACTCTAACAAGCCTCCAACGTAGTGCGAGGAAACGGATAAATCAGGTAGATTCTGCATCGCTCTCAGCCCGTTTAGTCCGTTCAAATTATCAAACTTCATCACATCTATTAATTCCCTCCCCTCAAACTTACCACTGGGAAAAGTTTTATAATTATGCGGCGTTATTTGTATTCGTTTCCAGGGGCAATCACCCTTAACCAATTTAGACCCTTTGACGTGAATAATCCCCTTTTTGGTTTTGATTGGAATATTAAAATTATCGTCCCGTTTCCAGTAACTTCCGCCTGTAGCAATCTGGCACGATAAGCCCTCGTAGCCACTGTTGCCAACTCGCAAAGGTACGGGAATAATATTTTCTAAGTCAAACGGCAACCACCGGGAAAATATATCAAATTTGGCAACTAATTCCTGTTCTTTTTTGTTGAGTTTTGGCTTGTCTTTGCTGCGGTAGTAGTTCCTAACAAGCTGCTGTTGTTCCGGTTTTAGCTTCTCTAACTTTTCCGTCGCCTTAGCTAAATCTGCGCTCAACTTACCAGCCCAGTTGTACCAGGTGATGCAATGGTTATGCAATTGATTAGCCAATACCTGATTCCATAGCCATGTCAATTCTTCTAGGTAGCGATCGCATGATTGCGCCTGTTCAGCAAAAAGTTTGACCTTGATTTTAATAGTTTTCATTGGGAATAATATCAATGTGGGTGTACAAGACCTACAGCCAGTGGTGAATCGGTGCTACCAACACCATCACGCGACTGGATAATATTGTATCCTAAGTTATTGAAGAATTAATAAGAGTATCGAAACAATGATATAATTATTGAAACCATACCACGCAGGAATATTTGCGGTATTCCGGTGGTTCCAATGGTTAGTTTTTCACCCGATAAAGGCGGGTTACTTTGTTATGAACACCATAGCAACATTTGACTACAACGGACAAGTAATTTCTCGCCGTCAGAATGGGTTTATTAATTTAACCCAAATGTGTCAAGCAAACGGTAAACGGCTTGATGTTTTCATGAAAGCCCAGAAAACCAAAGAATATATTGACTGCTTGGAGCGTTCACACCAGATGGTGGTAACGCAGGTAGTACAAGGCGGAGAACCCGATTTACAGGGAACTTGGGGCATCCTAGTCTAGCAATTAACCTGGCTCGATGGATTAGCGCAGATTTTGCTGTGTGGTGTGACGGACATATTTTTAATTTGATGTCAACTGGCACTACAGCGATCGCACGCCACAGCATCCCTCAGACGATCATTGGGAGGATGAGGGCAAGAATGATAGAGACGGTAATTCAGTTGTTTTATCAGCCCGGAATAGCAGAGAAAAAGGCAAATCCAAGCTACCATTTAGATCGGTTACGTATGTGAATCATGGTAGGCACGATCCTTGGGAAAGTGAGGCTATTAGATGCGCTGGAAACTTAAACACAGATAAATCACCCGCCATGCCCAGGATGCACCATAAGTTCATGCTGTTTTGTAACGAAAAATCAATTCCTTACAAAGTATGGACTGGTTCATTTAATTTCACTCAAAATGGTACAAGGTCTTTAGAAAATGCAGTTGTCATCAGCGAACCTGAAATTGTAGCTGCTTACTGGCAAGAATGGGCTTATGTTTACGCAATGTCCGAGAACTTGAATTGGACGCAAAAATGGTGTAGCCCAGCACAAGCTGAATGGAGAAGTTAATCATGAATAACCAACAACCAGAAAAAGTATCAGTTAGTGAAATAACCTCTTTCTTTCTACCATAAGCAATCAACAGGAATTAAACCATGAATGATCAAAGAACCGAAAACCAAAAAAGGCTTGATGATTGGTTATTCCACTCAGAGCTTATGTCTAAAATATCTGTATTTGGATGGTTGTACTTGATAGGAGATCGCGCTATCCAAATACACCATGATACCCAATCAGGAGATACATTATCAACTGATTCTATATCTCACCAACAAGTAATAGAATTTGCTAAAGCGGCTAACAGTGCAGAAATTATTACACCAGATATTGCTGATAAATTCCCGCTAGGATTGCTTCTAGTTTGGGGGAATAGAACTTTAGCAGCTTGTAATATCAGCCCAGAAAAGAACAGAGTTATGTTATTTGTGGCACACTAAACCAATGAACCTAACAATCAAGAAACTCGCTGAAGTCACGCTATGACAGTATACGTAGATAGCCTTTTACAATGACACCAAAAACACGCCAAGCGCAAAAGCATGGCAATCAGTGGTGTCATCTTTTCACGGATTCTAGTGACTTGACCGAACTGCATGAAATGGCTCAAAAAATAGGGTTAAAACAATCTTATTTTCAGAATAATCAACGGAAAGCGCATCAATTTCCCCACTACGATCTAACGCCATCTAAAAGGCAATTAGCAATAAATAATGGCGCGGTAGAGATAGAATTGCGAGACTTTATTAAATCAAGAATAAAACAACAAAATCACACTCAAAGCCAATGAACCTAACAATCAAGAAACTCGCTAAAGTCACACTAAATAACGCTCATAATTTACCTGACTCACCCGGCATTTATTTCGCCTGTGATGCTGCATATCGTGTCTGGTATATCGGCATTTCATCCAGTTTACAAGATGTATTTAAACACCACGATACAAGCGATCTTATCATCAACAACGTGCAATACATCAGTTATTTGACGTGGAATGACTTAGATGATTTAGAGGAATGGGAACATGAATACATCCAGAAATTCAACCCACCGCTAAACAATAATGATGTTGACTCTGAATCACCTATTATTGATTTAGGCTACGACAAAAGCCAATATCTCGCACGGTATAAAGAGATAAAGATGATTCAGAAATCACTAGAACAGGAATTAGAAGAACTGAAGCCCAATCTAGTTACTCTGATTGAAGATAACGACGGAAAAATCAAAACTAATGATTGTAGCGCATGGTACATTACACAATCATTAGTTTTGAGTTTTCAGAAGGATTCAATACTAATAGATGTGTCGCTGTACTGGAAATTTGACGCTATCAATAAAGCATTAATACTGAAGTCAAAGCACCCTGTAGTCGTTAATTTAGTTGAATTAAATCACGAATTATTGGGGCGTGAACTATTGCAATTATCAAACCGTGATCAAATATCTGGTGACGCTGTTTTAGAGTTACTAAAAATACTCAATACATTCTTAGCTCAAAACAAAACCCCGTCCAAGGAGACGGGGTGAAAGGCATCTGGAGGCCAAGAAGGAGATAGCAGTGCTATAAAAGTTCAATATATGCGACGATTATATCACAGATCATTCTAGCAACATCCCCAAAATAGATAATATTTGAGTTGGTAAAGATTCGTTTTTGACCAACTTTTTAATGACCTTTTCAGTGGCTAGACTTATCCGTTTCCGATCACTCCTAATATCATCAACAAACGGCAATAAGTCTATAAACTCCATTGGTGCGTCGTCTTTACCTTTGAAAGCATTAAACAAGCCAGACCACCCAATCGCGTGTACCCTGGCTTCTGTATTTGCCTTTTCCCTACGCAGTTTTTCAAGGTTGTTAACACAATCAAAAACCACGTAGTCGGGTTGTTCTAGGAAGCTGTCGTAACTACTAAATCGGCTGTCTCCAATTCCGTAGTATTGGATTCTCCAGTAGAGTCCGTTCCAGTCAATTGTAGGGACTCCCCCGCCGTTTCCTCCTCGCTTGTAGTTGCAACGGGTTCAGGTTTTACCCAGCCTAAACGCTCATTTTGATAGAACTCATAGATTGCTGATACCAGGCTTTCATCAAGTGATTTTGTATCTTCGATTGTCCACTCATCAGAACCGACAATATATTTTCTGCCATCTACTAAAAAGCCAATATCGCCTTCTGTAAGTGGCTGTTCAATGGGTTCAACTTGAATTACAGAAACATCGCTAGACTGATTACCTTTAATAATTACCTTTTGTCCAGTGACCCCACCAAATGCAATTTGTTGTTTATTTTTGAGGTTGAGTGATTGCGGAATGATGTCTAATGCAGTGGCATTAATAACAGCGTCGTAATCAATTTGAATGGGATATGCAGCGCGATTCTGAATGAAAATAGTTGCAATCGCCACAGCTAAAGTATTGCTATTAACTGCGCTTAATGACTGCAATTCCGCAAACTCTTCCACGTAATCATAAACAATATCGCTGTTATCCACTGCCACACCATCAACGGGTTTTGGCGACAATAATTCCTGTGCAGATTCAAAACTGATGTTTCTATCTTTGGCAATAGTCTTAATTAATTTTGTGGCAACAATTTGGGCTTTGCTTCTGCTTAGTTCATATTCATCTATTTCCATTCTTTCCCCAACGGAAACAAACCCACGTTTTTCTAAGTAAATAATACCAATATTTTCATCACCAATTGCTACTACTTCGGAACGAGATTTTCTGTTAATTACTGGGCGCATAATTCAATTTCTAGGTTATCGTTTTTGTCAGAGAAAATTTGATGTGTGGCGCAATTTTGGGCTGATTCAGGGATTTTGATTTTAAACTTTTGGGACTCGTTTGAAACTTCAATTTCTCCAGACATCCCACCCCTAAATACAGCCGCGCCACACTTGATATAATTGCCATCAAGTCGGCAGTTTATTAAAACTGCCAATACTTGTGTTTTGTCAGTCAAAAGTTGCATTATGCAGCAGCGTAATAACCAGGTGTCCAAATGAATGAGTCACCTTGGAAAGTTAGATTAAAAGTGTATTTTTTGATTTCGTTCTGGTTCGCTGGTTCGTTCAATCCCATGAGTTTAGTCGCGCCCTCAAATTTTTCGCCGTCCGGTAAGGTCGCAATCGCGTAAATTTCCCTATTCAAGAATGCAGGATTGTCGGAAACTTTTTTGATAATGTCCACGTAAGCTAAATCGCCGGCTTTGACGATTCCTGAAATATTCAATGTCCGGGCATTCCGAACAATGGACATTTCTGTGCCTGAACCGCTTTGGAAATTAGTGGTGTCAACTTGGGTTTCTTGGTTGGTTTTATCCATTGTCTGAATTCCGAACAATGGCACAGTACCAACGACAAAACTAGCGACGGAAGAATCTGCGATCGCTTTCTTGAGAGGTGCAATTGCAAAACTAGCCGCAGTGGCGGTAATCGTAGCGTTAGCAGTAAATAGCACTTGCTGACGTTCGGTAGCACCAGACGCAGCCGCAAAACTAATAGAAGTACCTGCTTTAATTACGGTGCTACTGGCTGCGGTCAAACTAATGGTAGTGTCACCAACTGCGGCTGCGGCATCTGCGGTAATTGTGGCTCTAGTGACAGCCCTGCTATTTGCTGCTAAAAGTAGGATATCAAGGGTGTAATCCTGAAGAATAATATCTTGCACGGGACGAGTCATAGTAATTCCTGTGAGAATTTTCTATAGCTTTCCCATGTCTAAATATTTATAGTTTTTGGAGCGAAAACCAAAATTCTCGCCTGTTCGATTGTTGTTGGGCTAAACGGGAAATGAGTATAGCGTTGGACTACAAAATGAATCTCGATTTTCTCCAGTGCCTTGATTAAGTTAGAAGATTTTTTAAAGTTTTTCAGGGTGACTTCAAACTGCTGAGGTTTGTATCTTTGTCCGCCACTTGAACTTTGAGACGCGCCAGACGGCATTTGTTTGATCAAGCATTCCAGCCCGTCACTAGCAGATGGTGGATCTACGTTTGATCCGTAAACCCAGATGGACGGCTGGTTATTGGAATATTTACCAAGTTCCGGTGCTAACAGCGTGGTGAGTTTTGCCCGTAATTCTGCGGCTGTTGTCATTGGTTCACCTCGATTGTGTATGAGTCGCGCAGTTCTCCAGTATCCACAATGTCACGCGGTGAACCTGCTACCGTTCCGTTTTGTCTGATGGTTTGGCGTGGCCATTCCCACATTTCCGTTTCTATAATTTCCTGCGCCGTCTCACCAAATGCGATCGCCATTTCCGTAAATGCCTGTGCAAAATCTTCCGATTTTTGAAAACTTTCCGCATAACTTTCGGGGGCGTTAAATTGTTGAACCGTTTCATCTACCCAGGGACGGGGAGGTAATTCTGTTCCGTTGCGTAAAGTTGCCCCCTCATGAACTAGCGCGGCGTGGTCAGCGGACCATGTAAGAGTCGCCGTCTGTTTGCGGGGGATGTTGATTTTATTCCAGTTGACCTGAACCATAGTGGGTTATGTGAAGTTGATCTGATTTTTCCCACTACTGACAAGGGCTTTAATATAATAGCTATTCGTTGCAAGCGTCTCTCATAAAAGCTAATATCTCAAAGATTCTGACTCCTAATTTTATATCCATTGACTCTCTTGTTGAGACAAAAAAGCAGCAAGATTTTACATATTCCTCGTAGGAGCAAGAACACTCTCTAAATTGATTATCCTTGATCCCTTCTTCCCAATATTCAATTAGTGTTTTTGCGTATTCATCAACAGAATTAGTCATGATATTTTCGCATTAATTTACTATTGGCTCTCTACCAAATTGTAACCCCACAAACTTCCATCCATCCTCGGTTCTATCCCATACCCTATGCCATTGCTGGGAAGGGTGAACTTTGCCAAACGTGGACATATCATGAAGCGATCGCACTCGCGCCCCAATTAGTTTTCGCTTCATGATTTTGCCACCAGCAAAATAGTACATATCGCCGGCTATTTGTTCCGGCGTGACCGTTGGTTTGTTCATGCTGGTTTAAAACAAAGATAATTGCAATGGCTTTTTAGGTACTTTTGATTGGGCAGGGATTACAGGAATTTCTACTATTTCCGCAATTGGTGGCACATCCTGTGATTGAGCGATATAACTTATCAATTGCATTAATCTAGTCCCCCTAATACCCGATATACGATCCTCAAGTTCCCAGTATTTATCAAAAACTTTCATCAATCTATCGCTTCGATAATCCCCTGAATCAATCTCAGTTTTACTAAATCCTAACCCCATCAATTGCTCATATACTTGCAAAAACCCTCTAAATCTATCATCAATATAAACAGTATCAAGCTCAAATTGCGCAGGGAATAGATCCCGGCTTTGCGCTTCTAACGCCCAAGGAATAATATGTTTTTGCCCTGATTCAGCTATAGCGATAGTAAATGGTGGTTCAGGGGGATTCAACAAATATTCTCTAATTTCTACCCTGGTCATTAAGTTTTTAACTATTGAAAAAGTATCTTTACCTTCTGTGTACTCCCCTTCAATTATTGGTGCAATTAATTTATCACCCTGATACACCCTGGACAAAGAACGCCCCCACAATTTAGACCATTTATTCTTACCCTCATTCCAGTACCAAAGCTGCTTTTGATTACCAGAAATAGTAGAGTAACAGCGATCGCACAACACCTTAGAATCTGGACATTTAGCTGATGAGTGCATTGTGAAGGTGCTGGATAATTCCAAGGGATTAGAACCGGGTTTAGCGCACAGGTAGCAGTTAGACATAGGTTGATATTTGCGGGAATTTAACAACGAATTGATTATAAATACCTGGATAATGCTTTCTTAATTCTGCCAGTCTTCCCCAATTAGCACCTGTTGTGCCGATTGGGCATCCATTCCTAACTGTCATTCTATCAACATCATAAATGGCAGGATATTTTAACGAGTACATATCAATGTATTCCCAAATATTTTGAGTAGTCCAAAATGCCACAGGTGAACAACAAATCAACCCATTTTTAAGGGTATGCACTTCACCATATTTATTAAGGTAAAATGCCCTATTCCTGCTTTCTTGCTTACGAATACCCCACGCATAACCCTTGATATTATTTAATTCTTGGTATTCATTAAGCGGGTCATAAATTAATTTTTGATTAATTAATTTGTCGGCTTTTGTATCCATTGTTCCTTCAAGTGGAACGCCATAATCAAGGTATAAATGCCATAAATCACGTACTGGGCAAAGTTCAATAATATTCCAGTTTTGAGTTTTTAAATACTCTAAAAGCTCAACGCAATCATCCCATTCGGCAAGCAATCCCTGATTTACCCATACCAAAGGACAATCTGGGTAAACCTGCCTGATTAAATGAGACATCACTAGGCTATCTTTACCGCCAGAAACACTCGCATACACTTGATGATTGCATTGTTCTAGCCAGATTTTAATTGAGTCTTTTGCCCTGATTATTTTCTTTTTTAACCAGGGATATTGAACGCCAGATCCGTTACTTAGCATAAATCACGCTATCCTTTGGCATATAGCACAATTCTTTATTTGCTGCCAACCAAGCGGGGCTTCTCCATCCCCAAACCATCTGAGGATTATCTATTTTTCGATCAATTAATCTAACAGGAATAGGACGCATTAATTTATTATCACGCCACAGATGATAATCATCGTAAATTATCCCTATTTCCCATTCCCTGACTTCACCATTGCCGTAACTACGCTTTTTCTGAATGTGAGTAACAGACGACAAAAGATTTTTGATTGCCGTTTTATCGCCCACAGCAAACCAAGAAATAGAGTTGATTGACCTTGTGTAAAGCGGTAAATCATAGGATTTTTCCGCACCTTCACCTGTTAAAAACTTAGGTTTGCGCTTACCCCAGTCTAAATTGTTTTCGTGATTATCCCATCGTTTTCTATATTTGTCTGTAGCTTCACCCTGCAAAACATAGCAAGGTGAACTCACGCACCAATATTTCTCTGACTTAATGACACCTTGCTTTAGTGGTAAATTCTGCTCAATAAACTCTTTGGTTTCTGCTACTTGATCCGGCGTGGGATTAGGTGAAAGCAGACTATTTTCTTCTAAAAGCCTATACACCAAAATACCTTCTAGCGACGGACTCCAGTTATCATAAGCTCCTAAAGATGTTGCTAAATGTGCCGTTATTTTTAAGTTATCCACCTAACAAACTCCTTAATTCAGTTGATGTTCTAGCCTCACCTAAAAACTGTTGATATTGACTGATATACTCCCTGTATTTAGCGTGTGCAAGATTGAATCTATCGCTCTCTACACCACTTTCAGAGCTCCACAATAATCCGCGTTCTGACTCGGAACTAAACCAGAAATTTATGCTAACGCGACCATTGCCACGATTGCCTTTACCGCCCAAATATGGGAACTGTGCAAATTTTAACAAAGTATCAAAAATCCAACCTTGTTCGACTTTGGTGCAGTTCAAGTCCCATCTTGAGTATAGTTTTGCTCCTGGCATAATTAATCTATCAGAAGCAATCATCTGATCTGATTTTTTCTCTTTAGCCGTGCCGTCGCCTTTTAATTGCGCCTGAACCTCTGTGGGCAGAAATTTAATTAAATTGGGGTCTAAAGTTGCATCCCTGCGAGTAGTTTGATCAATCGTCAAATACTCAGTCCAAGTTTTCATCACCTTTCTAATTAAAGGCAAATAATCATTTTTTGCCTGATTCCAGTTATCTAAGTCCTCAGACTTTGTAGGGATAAAAGGGTCTGAAGATAATCTATTTTTAGCTTCAATTAGCTTCTGAATAGCTGGTTGTATTTCCGGTGGTAGTATCGCTGGTATCTGGTTGTAGATGTATTCTGCTGACTCATAGCAAGCCAAATAAGCAGAGCCTACATTGATTCTGCCTTGCACCATTTGAGCGTCTTTAGAGCCGAAAACTTTGGCAGGTTTAGCAGTCCCCAGAACCGACAGCCAAGGCATTAAAACCCGGATCTTTTTGTCAAGCTCCATGTCTGAAGCTGTACCCGCATCAATTCTGCCACCCGCAAACATTGTATGGTGTGTATCAGGATTCACTTGCAACCCTAATTCAGTTAACGCCGCAGCCACACCAACACGCCGCAACAATCCATTTCTCAAGGCATTACCAGAATAGGTGAAAACACTTCTAGGATTGCCTTCAAAATCAAGTAACTTTAGTGTTTTTAAGTTGCTCACATTTCCCGACACTTCCCCAATATGTGATAAGGGTGTTTGTGCTGTAATCACACAATGTAGAGTCAATCTTTCACGGTCAAAAACATTGTAATTATCAAACATTTGTCACCTCAACTTCTATAAATTCCTCTGGCTCATCCAACCCTAAACTACGATCTTCCTCGAATCGTAACCTGCAAATTACTTGAATGATTCCTGCTTTAGTTCGCAATAATTCAAGTACATCCCACTCTGTAAATCCGTGTGGTTGAATGTCAGCAATTAAATCCAACCATCCCATAAATACAAGATTTTGGTCAATGGGAAGTTCTTTAATTTCCGTAGCGTCTTCATTTACTCGCAGGATTCTTTGAGTAGGTTGAATTATTTTTGTTAATTCAACTGGGCGTAATTGTGAACAAAGTTTATCACAAAGTCGCTGCAAATAATCCTCTAAATTAGTTGATATTTCCGCCGAATTTCTGATACTGGATTCCAAGTAAGTCCATGTTTTAGCACCCATCGCTGGGCTGCGTTTTCTGTCACGGCATTTAAAAGCCCAGTAAGTAAGGCAAGCGGACATACCATAACATTTGTCTCGTGTTTGAGGCATTCCATAATTGTTGTTCATTTTATTTTTGAGGATTAACTAACATTATTATTGCAGAAAAATGGCTATTTAAAACGGAACTTTTGCTAATTTCACCAGTAGCTTAACCATCTATTCTTCCAATGTTTTAGCGATCGCTGGTTTTCTTAAATTAAGTTAAATTGCGGTAGCTATCCAACATTATCTTCAATGTTTCCGCGTAACCTGCTTTGTCTAGCAATTCAATTATTCTGTCAAGATGGAACGATGAGCGATCGCTGTTTTCCCCGACAACTACTAATTTACCTGTATCCATTGCCATCAGAAATCCACCGTCCAAAGACATCCCCATACCCATCGCACCAGCCGCTAGTAGGATAAATTTCCGGGTTGGTTCGGTAGAATCCATCCACATCTTCGTGTCTTCGATGTAGTTATTTCTGATGGAATCAATGATAAATCCAGGTATGCTTTCAACGCCCGTCTGCTTAATCTCTAGGGTGTAGTAGTAAGCGGCAAGACCTTTCAATACTTCCTCTGCCGTTACGCACGCTAGAAACCGTTTTAGCCTAGGGTTCAATGTAACGCCTAAACTCGCTACTAATTGCATATTTATTTCTACGTCTGGATTTGTTGTGTTGCGCGCCGCGCCGCGCAATTATCGCCCTCATGAGGGGTTATCTGTGGAGTGGAAGATTTTAGTTTTGGTTTTTCAACAAACGAGATATCTGTAGGCTTCTCTTCTCTTAATTCCTCTAAATCCAGATTACACTCGCTTGGTACATCATCACTGTTGTTGTATTTATCATTTGAATTAGGAATATTTGAATTAAGAGAATGATTTAAGTTAGTGTCCGGTTTTCCGGCTTCCGTTGTCCGGGCTTCCGTTTTACCATGTACGGAATTCCGACTTAATGGCGAAAACCCTGACTGACTAAGGAATACAGATAAGTTGTCAATTCTTAATCTGTATTTAAGCAGACGTGAGCAACTATTTGGCGATTGTAGGGATACTTCAATAAATCCCTCGTCAATCAACTCGTTTAAATGGGTATTGACTGTTGATTTGTTGTACCCTATTTTTTCTGCTAAGGAGCGTTGACTCTCCCAAATCCATGTATCCTTGCCCTGTGCTATTTTTGTGCGTGTCCATGAATCAAGCCAAGTCAAGATAGAAGCTTTACATTTATTGCCGAATGCCTCTAAATATTCTCTCACTATATTAATTGGGTGAGAAACTTCGCCTAAGACTTGCGTAAAAAAGCCGGATGATGTTATAGTAGTCATAATTCAAGGTTTATATAGAAAACGAAACACCTTCCCGGATTGGCTTTTGGGAGGGTGTTTTTATTTTAGCATGAGTTATTGAGATTTGGATAGAGCTTGGGATAGTTGCGATAACTACCCAAACAATGACAACTGCTTAACTTTTGGCAATTCCTCAACTACCGGAATTACTTCTTTTTCCGGTTCAATAGGTTGGCTTATGCGCTGACAAGCTATTTGATAATATTCCAATTCTTTCTCAATACAGATGTAATTTCTGCCAAGTTCTTTACAGGCTACGGCAGTTGTACTACTACCACAGAAGGGGTCTAAAACCGTACCACCTTCAGGAGTAAGCATTTCTACTAACCGCTTCATTACTTCTAGTGGTTTTATTGTGGGGTGCTTTGCGTTTTCGGGTTTAGATGCCGACTGCGTAGGGGGCAAAAAAGATATTGCGACGCGATCGCTTAACCTAAAATCCTTTTATCTGCTAGTTTTCAGTTATTTTATAGTTTAGTATTGACAAACTGGTAATAGTTTAGTTATAGTAAAGAGGTAACTTGTCAAGGTTGCCTAAACCAATACCACCGGAAAAACTTAGGTGGTAGACCTCCAAAAGCAAAATCGGCAACATATAAAGTTGCATTTAGCATAGGCCCGTCTGCTTACGAAAAACTACAAAACTATGACAGAACAAATTAAGCCAATGATCGAAGTTTTAATTCCGCATTCTTTGCCAGTCCAAGAGCGAATTAATCTTCTAAAATCCTCAGAATTAATTGGGACAGAAAAACAAATTAAGCTCGCAAAAACAATTATAGACAAAGCCATTCGGAAAGGGTGGTTTGGTTATGCTACAGCAAATGTAGATATAGAGATTCCCTTGCGTGCCTCATGGTGGATCGAAAATCAAAACGATCAAGTTTTGCACTCAAAGCTTTTTTCTTTATAAAGTTTAAGCAATGGTAAAAATTGCCCCTCTTAAAAAAGTTATTTCAAGGCATTTTGACCGCGATGCTTTGAGATATTGGGAAGCTCTTGAATGCGGTCATTTATTTGCTAAATGGACTGGAGTTGATGGCAGAGATCATTTCTCGTCCTTAGCTGCCCGTAAGTCCGTCCGGCGGCGTTGTTCTTTTTGCGAGGGAAGGGATGAAAACAGTAATTGAATTTTTTGAGCAAGTTGATAATTATTCAAACTCTCATGGAGTTTGGGCGGAAAAAACAACCCCTGATTCAGAAGCTATCGTGGGGGAAATCCCCAATAATTCCGGGGGGTATCTAGCAGCTATACCTCCCGATGGATGGGTTTTTCTAGGGACGATTGAACAGATTATGGATGCTAGGGCTGCTTGGCATGAAGGTTTAGATGGCTTCGATCCATTCTTTGTTGATGGCTATCTAGAAAATGCCAACCAATAAAATCCACTATTCAGGGAAACAGTCTTGTAGTAATCAAGGCTTTTCCCCGCGCCTATCAAGCAATATTGAAGAGGTAACTTGTCAAGGTTGCCTCAACCAATATTACAGGAAAAACTTAGGTGGTAGACCGCCAAAAGCAGAATCGGCAACATATAAAGTTGCATTTAGTATAAGTCCGTCTGCTTACGAGAAACTGCAAAAAGTCCCGACGGGCGATCGCTCAGAATTTGTGTCTAAGTTAATTGAGGAATCGGATAAATAAATGAAAATTGAATGGCTAGAAAACGGATACATCAAGCACGGATGCAAAATATTTCCACCTGCCAATAAAAGACTTGGCATGGTTAATTACTATGCAGAAGTAAAAAAACATGAGTTCAATAGCGCAAATAAAAATGATGGGTTGTAAGACTTTGAATACTGTACGATATTCAACCTTCCATGTTGTTTCTGTTTTGAAAGTTCGCTCCCTTCTTTCAAAGTAATCTTTTTCAAATGCAGAAATCCATTCACCAATTGTTACGGGCTGCTTTTGCTGTTCCGTAATGTAATCACCCCAATCAAAAGTTTTTTCATCAAGCTTGGAGCTAAGTTTCTTGGCTTCACGTTCAGCAACCTTGACTCCTTCATTATTAGCATTAGCAATACTAATTTTCTGCTGATGAGGATTGGTATTAGTGGAGGAAGGTTTTGGGGGTAAAACAGCACGTAAATAGAGCCTATTTCCAATTTGCTCAATACTTACCCCAAAACAATTAGCTTTTAATCTTCCGTTAGCTTCTTTGAGTCGTTGGCTAATGTCTACCATTAACTATTTCTCTTTTTAAATGCTGTACAGGTTGGCTTGTTGTTGTAATAAATCCATTCCTCGGGTTGAATGCCCCGGTAAGCATTAGAGAGGATGGAGCATTCACCTATTTCTATATCTGGAACGAAATCACAATTCTCACACCAACGACTTTCAAAAATATCTCCTTCCGTCCCGTTGGCGGGCATATAAGGAGCGATATTTTCAACGTTCATGCCGTCCCAAATTTCAACGGCGTTATCTAAGACTTCTTGCTTGATTTCCATGTCTGCTATCTCCAATAGGGTATATGTCATTGGTAATTGGTAATTGGTAATTGGTAATTGGTAATTGGTAATTGGTAGCGAGAGAACTCACTACCAAGGTCTTGAAATTATTCTTCGTCTTCGTATTCCCGTACAGAGATAATTGCCGTCCCTGTGCTGTCATCTACCTGAATCGAATAGGCATCGAAGACAGTGCCTTTTGATTGGATTTTCACTAAGTAATGGCTATCAGCAGATAATTCAAGCCTGTCCATTAATTCTTGAACTGTAATTGTCATGTTGTCCTCTTTGTTTACAAACTAATGATTTGGTCATTGGTCATTATGCGATCGCATTTCCTGGATTGGCTGATTGGTTTAAGCACCATACTCATAATATGGCACAAGCAGGTTCAATTCCTGCATCCAGGATTAAATAAACAATTGCTTTACTATTGAAACTGCGCTGTGATAATCGCTGTCAAGGTGCATAATCACAGCACTATTCACATAATAAAAACCGTCACTCCGTCTCTCAATTCTGCCATTGTTCTTGTTCCCAAATCCGTCTAACAATGATTGAAGTTTCTGCGCTAAATTGTCCATATTTGCATTAGATTATAAATATTCAGACAATTTTATCACAACTTCAATATGATAAATAATCAATATGCAGATAATCTTCAATTATTAATAAATTATTGCAACACCAAAGACATCAGGATTAGGAACAAGATTGTCACCAATAACATAGGATTGGTTAAAGCAGTTGCAAATAAAATGGTTCATTGCTGCACATTGCCACTTGAGGATTTAATTCAGATTGGCTCAATAGGATTAATTAGAGCAATCGAGAAATTTGATCCTAGTAGAAACTGCAAATTATCAAGTGTTGCGGTTTTTTATATCAATGGCGCAATGTTGCAATTTATCCGTGATAAAGGACGACTAATTAAAGTCCCCAGAAAGTTGCAAGAAACTCATCAAAAGATTAAACGCTATGCCCAAAAACACGGTGTTACTTATGAACAAGCCGCTTTATCCCTTGACATTCCTTTAGACTTTGCCAAAGAATGCGCCACAGCGTGTAACCAACATAACGCAGAACTACCAGAATCATTGACGGATGAACAGCAAGAGGAACTAGATAGAATTACGCCACTAATAAACCAACTGCCGGAAATACACGCCGCGATTATCAACGGACTTTACATCAACAGGGCCCCCATTGGTGAACTTGCCAGACTTCACGGCATGGGGACGCGGAAGATCCGCCAAATTGAAAAAGAAGCGGTGGGGAAGTTACGCGCGATCGCTGACGGGCGCGTCAAATGTCCAAAATGTCAGAGCTACAACACTGTCAAACGTGGCGTTAGATATTCTTGCAAGGATTGTAAATATTGGTTTCGCGTCAACCCCAAGCCCGTCGGCAATATTGGACGTGACGTGGAATTAAAGGCAAAAGTTATTGAAGCAATTGATAGTGGAAAATCTTTGCAGTGGTGCGAGATGTTTTTGGGTGTTAGCGTCGCAAGTGCTTGTAAATGGCGGAAAAAGTATGTTATTGATAGTTCAATAAATCTATTAACTTATCGGCACATGGCACTAACTGAACAATGGCAACTAACCGCAAAGTTTGCTGATTTGGCGGATTTTATAGTTAAAAAATGTCCTGTTACTGTGGAACGTGAAGCGGCGTTAGAGGCGTTGACCTTGGCCATGAATAAATCACAATTAGCCTGTTCTGTGACGACGGCGGTTAAATCGGCGGCGGCGAAAACTGGAGGAAATAAATAAAAATGCAGCAATCATCATTAACTCTCACGATGATGGCGAAAGAGAGATTATTTGACTTACTTGCCACGCGAGGGCAAACATGGAGGGTAGGTAGCACTATCACAATATTTTTGCCTGACAAGTGTACCGACGGGAATGGATGCGAGATTAAAAATGGTCTATCAAAGATTGGTCTATCATGATTCACCTAGTTTGTATGGCTTTGAATTTGTCGGCTTATTTAGCCGTTCCAATTCCTGATTAGCCTCTTCAGAATCATCAAATCCTCTGACAATTCGTAGCTCATTTTCGCCAGGGATTCGGCAATAAATAATAAAAGGCTGTGTCGTTGGTTTCCAGATATTCATATTATTTAAATGGTGAAAGTTTTTGTTAGGGTGCATCGCTGCACCCTATGGGATTAATTAGTAGGGAGGATAGCCAAAATCGTCATCATCAAGCCCGGAAACCCCCGATTGTGCCGCCGCATCATATTCGCTGAAGCCGCTTAACGGCTTGCCTTTTGGGCTGTATCCGTCGTCTTCAACTTCTGGCTTGTTTGCCTTTTTGCGGGGCTGCCAGTCTTTTACGGACTCTCTAGCGACTTTGATCTGTTCGCTTAAATCACTGCCGTTAACAACCAAAGAGCCAATATTTGCAGGTTTGTAACTTGCGACAATAGCTACTAACGCCGTATTGGGTTTAGTCCCACGCTCGTCAGCGTCAAACATAGGTTCGTAGATACAATGAGCGTGAAATAGTTCACCCATCGGCTTGTAATCTTGTTTCCTGCTTTGAGCATAAGCTTTCTCCATGTCAAAGCAGAACCCGCTACGAGATACCGATTTTGTCTGATATTGCAGCCATGAAGCGTTGAACGATGCGCCGCTTGCGCCTCCAAGGGATATCAGCAAAGGGACGGCATTACATGGCTTGGAATTTTCATCAAGCACATAACACCACTTATAGCTAATAATTTTGTAAAGGTTTTTGTTATCCCAATAATCGGGAATTTCTCGCATCTCTCCTAGAAACTCCCCTGTTTCTCGAAGCTTTAGATACAAAGGTGTTTGGGCGATAATCAGCAACCTTGGAGTAAGGGTCATGAAGACTGGCTCTTTATCCCCACTAGCGAACTCATGCTCTACCAAGTCCCAATGACTTGGGGGCGAAAATGAACAAGCCTCTGCATTTTTCTTGGTTAATGCGAAACCATAAGGCGCGATACCCTTCTTGGTAAATCTGGGATTAATTATTTGGGCAAATGGCGGGCGATCGCTTGCGGGTGCGCTAAAAGACTGATCTTCAAAATCTGGAGCGGTTACTGCTGTTTTTGTCATTGTTTTTGTCCTGTACGTTTATTGTTTTATCTGTGCGGATTTGATAAGGCATCGCACCCAGCCGATTTACTAAGCTGCTACCAAATACTCATGTCTGGTCAATTTGACTAATTCCTTGGCTACGGGTCGCCAGTCATCCTGGTGATCCTCACCATTGAGAGTCCAACCTAGATCATCATTTAGCCAGATATACCCAGTCAGCACCCCATGAAATCTAACTGAATATTGCTGTCCTCTTTCATCCCTAAAATTAATGTCTTCGATTAAATAGCCGATGTCTTCGATAGGCTGCTCTATGCGGCCTGAACCCCTGCCATTCATAAAAACATCCCCCACATATTGATCTTTGATAAATTGCTCCGCCTCTAGATACGAGCTAAAGCTATGAGTTTCTCGGAGCATATTCACGCGCCACAACCCAGCCTCGAAATCCTGATCTATAGTCCCGATGACCTCATTGTCTACAATAGCCTCCCAATCCCCAAAATCTGCAGGGGATATAAACTGAATTTTGGCGATTAAAGCATTCTTGACAGCGTTTTGGTGCTTACACTCGACACTCCTAAAATGCACATCCCCACGCTCACAACGCTCTTTATTCACTGGGTGTGCAGGTGTGACGGTGTACAAGTTTTCACCACTTTGGACGACAAACTTAACAAAGCCCTCATCCTCTACCTGTTCCAGAACCTCTACAGATGCGGCTTTCTCTGCCCTTGTTGCGGCTTGCTGTTCCATTTCAACCTCTAGCTCATTTTGAGCTAAGGTTTGACTGTCAACAAGGGTGAGGGAGTGCCATTTGCAATATCTTTCAGCTTGTTGGTAGGTTGCGGCTCTGTGAACGACTTCACCATTGACCATAACCATATAAGGCTCTGTCAGTCCTTCGTGACTCCATCCATTGAGCAGAGTTTCCTGCCCATCAATTAATGCTGTATACGGTTCTACGAGTCCCCCACAGCCATTGTCAAACTCAATGGTTGCTTCTACGATTTCAATTTTACTAACCTGGGCGGCTTGATGCTCAACAATTGCATCTACCCATGACTGGATAAGTCTCTTATCGCCTGTGGGGATAACGCCCAAGTCAGCAGCGATTTTTTTAACTTTAGCTAAACCACGATTTAATAACTGTTGACTTGAGTAGATTGGATGTGACATGATTTAAGAAATCCTTTTTATAGGGTTGGTAGGAGGCAGTCGTTTAACTTTGGTAGGTGTAGCGGCTGCCTCCCTTATATTTATAATAGTAACTTGGTAGTTACCAGTTGTCAAGAGGGAAAATAAAGATTATTATGGGATCTGGAAAGTATCACGTAACATAGGAGAACAGTTAATCATGACTACCAACATGAAAGTCCGTCGTACCCAGGAAGCGGAAATTCCTGACTTATCACAAAGACTAAAGGAAGCAAGGGGAGACACGCCCTTGTCACAAGTTGCCAGAGACGCTGGAATCAGTCGCTTGTCATTACGAAGGTTTGAAGAGGGTGCAGTTGAGGCGATCGCTTACCCAACCCTAAAAAAGTTAGAACAAGTATTGGGCGTTGACTTTGGCGTAAGCTTTGACAACCATTAACCTGTCTCGCCACAAAAGACGGGTTAATGGTTGTGTGGCTCTAGTTATTGAAAAATCAAATAACTTATTGGAATAAGGAAAACTGGTTACTCATCCAATAAAATCTGTACGTTCGCAGATTAATGTCGCATTTCGCAGATTAATGTCGTTATTCGCAGATTAATGTCGTTATTCGCAGATTAATGTCGTTATTCGCAGATTAATGTCGCGGTTGCTGTTTTTTGGAGTCAATTTAATGATTCTGAGTTTTCGCAAATTAATGTCGTGATTTTGATGAAGTGGAGTTGATTCCACTGCACTTCTAAGTATACTAAAACATCTCAGAATAATCCCGAACGAAGTGCGCCTTTCAACCCTCCCATGATCATTTCTATTTTGCAACCATTTTAATGGTTAATGCAAGTCAATAACCTATATATACTTTCAACCCACCCCTAGTCGGGATTACCATCGGCATCAACTTGAATTTCTTGTTTAACCTGTTCTAAAACCAAAGTTAAACTACTGCCACCTGACTTTTGTGCCATAATACAGTTCTCTCATTTACTTGTGAGTGAATTAGAAGGTGAACGCCCTCCTGAGAAAAGTAAGCGTTCACCTTCTTTATATTTAAAATCCTAAACTGGTAACTACCAGTTGTCAATACATTTATTTACCAATAACTCCATAAAAATACCGATAACAACAACCAATAACTAATGACTTGCATTTTCCAACTCCTCAATCCGTTTAATGGCGTTCTCCAGTAGCTTCATAGTCCCTGTATACTTATCATTTTGAGCGAACGCTGCTGATAGCTGCTCATAACCTCGTGCCATATCAAGGTTGATCCGATTTTGCTCCTGAACCACCTCCGACAAAAAAGTTGCTTGCTGCTTGATAAACTCAAGATCCTTAGACTGAGATTTGTCCATCTCCTCTTTGTCACGCTTGATGCCTTCAATTAACGCGGTTAGCTCCTGTTTTATTCCATTAATTGATGCTTGTTCTGTGTCCTCGATGGATTTAAAAGCCGCCCACACGGATACAATAAGCCCTAGTATTGCGATGAAAACGCCCTGCAATTCTAGCCACGTCAGTCCAAGCTTTTTGCCAATAATAAAAAAAGCGGCAGACAAAACAGGAGCGACAAATAAAACTTCCTTTCTATTAAATTTCATTGATTTTACACTCCGTTGGTATTCCGTCGGGAAATAATATTAAATGAGGATAAATAGAATTTTCAAAGAACGTTACCACGTCTCGATCTTTTACCTTACATTTTGAAAAAATCCTTTTGTTATTAACCCAAACCCCATTACCAGAAGGGTTTCCTAGAATTTCTCCATCAAACAATAAATAATAAAAACTATCTTCATAAAAAAGAACCAGAGTGCAATGTATCTTGTCAATATCGGGGACGACTACATCGCAAATACGACTGCTACCGATTTTTATGCCACTATTAGCTTCAAAGTCGTATTCTTTTCTAACCCCGTCTAATAGCAACAATAAAATTATCATCGGTTTGTCAATATTTTACTCGTTTTAATTCCATTCCTTGCTGTATATCCATTATATTGGTATATACAAATAATCTCGTGATTTTACTCCTATTGGAAGCGAAAGAGTTTGACAAAATATCTTTGACCGCCGTAACTTGAGATTCAAACATATTTATATGGCGGATTGCCATAGATAAGTCGCGCTTGTTCGCCTCATTTTTGTCAGTTTGGTAAATTATCTCAAGCTGCTTAACATCATTTTCATCTAGCATAGATCACGCTCCTAAACCGCCGTTGGCACAACTAATATACCTTTAATAAAACTACCACGTTTGTCAACATAGGAGTTGATTCTATTCTGGGGAGTTGCCGTGAATCGCCAATTACCAGAAACAGTAGTATTGTCTGGATTAGTTAATACAGCCTCACCCGTGCTAGTGAAATTAATAGTACCTGGCAAAACTTTAGGATTTAAACACCTTCCTTTTAAATATAAAACAGTCGTTCCAATATTGCCTTCTATCGGATTCGGTCGTGCGTCCTTATCCTCAGAAACACTACACTCAATTACTAATTCAGAAGATGATTCTATCGGGTTTCCTGTGTCTGGGTCAACTTCAAAATCACCGTCACCAACGCTGAGAGTTAACGTTAGGTTTGCAGTTCCAAAATAAGGATCTGGGATGTGCTGCAATGCCAATGCTGCTATAGATTCAATATCAATCATGCGACAAAATCAAGAGGTTTGTATTTTTTAAAAATAGATAATAGCTCATTAATTGGTGAACCGTTTACGCCACCACCTTGAGAAGAAATACCCATATAATCTGACTGCGAGGCGTAAATCACCTTGTATTCTTCATCGCTAATTTCCACTGATTTTACACCTTGCGATTGAGCGGAAGTTCTCAGCGCAACTATTGACGCTAACGCCATTTTTAATCTATTGGCTTCTGGGGTATCCGCAGTAAAATCAACCCCACTTGAGTAGGTTATTTTTACCTGTCTTTGCCCAAGCGGCGCAGTGGGTTGCCGCTGCTGTCTCCTAAACTTACCCACATTAGCAGATGAATTTGTTCTATAGAAAAGCCTATTCAACCCCAATAACGCAATCTCATTATTGTCATAATCAACTATATAATTATCATTACTTAATACCTCCCATTCTTGACTAGAATAAGAGCCAAATCTTGGGGCTAAATCTGAACCTCTTAGCCTTACAACAGGCGCGGGATCGTCCAGTAATGGCGTAATTGGCAATAAAATCCTATTGTCTTGGGGAATCTTTATGACCTTAGTGAAAGACGTGGCTGAGAGGGGGCGGTCTGCGCCATTCACCCCCTCCACAATCATCTGAGAAATATCAATTGCCGTCTGCAAGGCAGCCCCAGATAGGGTCATGTTTGGAGCATATTCTAAACATTCTTCTGGGGACAGCCAAGACATTTTTAAACTCCGAAATATTGTAAGTAAACGTTAAATTTACCCGCTGTCAACGCCGCAGTTGCAACGGTGACATTCAGTTTTGCTTTGCCAGTGGTGCTAACAACCTTAACGGGCGTAGTATTTGCTGTAAGTGCCAATACTCCAGTTACGGATGCGATCGCAGTTGCTGACAAAATCGCCTGAGTTCCACTACCGATGAAATTCAGTGCGATAGTGGCAGAACCGCCGCTAGTGGGGGCTGTGACGACATCTACAAAACCACGATGGATGATTGCACCGGCTGGTAATTCTAACTCAATAGGGATTGAACCGACTGCACCGCCGTGTTCAGAAAGATCAAAAGTAGCTTTAGCGATACCACCAACGGTATCAAGTTGCATCCTAGAGGGGATTGGAGGGGACATTTATTTATTCCTTGGACAGCTAGGGTGATCAATGGGGCAAAAAATTTTACCCTCGGTATTAGTCCTGATTTTTCCAGAACAAGTCAGGCAACCGCCGTTTTTTGTGAACCCCGCATGGGGTGGAGCTTCCAGTACGGGTTCGGTGGGGACGGTTTCGCCTGTGGATTTGTCCTCGGATTGAGGTTCGGTGAGAACGGTTTCATCCTCGGTTTTTTCAATTGCTGGTTTAGTTGCCATTAGATTGCGTTCGCTGTACTTCTAACTTCAATTACACGGAGTTGCTGAGGAACATCGCTAGTGTCGTTGTATCCAGTGGGGTCAACGTCCATAGCTGCAAAGCCTTCCTCAGAGTGCCAGATAGCAAGCTCGGAACGCTCAAATAAATCGTTATCAGTCAAGATTTGCATTTCTGTACCTATACCCCGCGCGATAGTTTGCTCACCAAAAGCAAAGCTACTATGGGTTTGCTGCGTTCCACTGTTAATGGTTTCATTTTGGACACCAGGAGAACCAGCACTACCAACACCATAGGCGTTAGTTTCAAAGATCATGAAGTTCTCGAAGTCGCCGACATAGCCAGAAACTCTATCAGTTTCACCAGGGCTGATCAATGCAGGGTTCAGGTATTCTGTGAGAGACTGCAATTGCTGGGGCGTGGCGGGACTCCAGAATCTATCGTAATCCTGTTTTAGCTGGGTTAGGGCAGTGGTGTTTATTGCCAAACCGTACTTATTGCCTCTGAATGGTGGAATTTTTAGCTCCTTCATGTAGCCATACAGTGCGGACGCAAAACGCCGTGTCATCTGTCCACCGTCGCCAGTGGTAACATCACCCGCAGAAGTTGTCACCCGGTTGCCATTGTTATAAACTACGCGGCTGGTTGGCTCCCATAATTCACGGATTCTCAAATCTTCCCAAGCGTAGTAGTCACGCATCAGGTTTCTTTCCAAAATATCCATCAAGCCAATCAGGGAATAAGACTTGACAAAATTACTGATTGCCACCGGTGGGAATTGAGAATTGCGCCCCAAACCCCATTCATCCAATTGGAGGTTAATTGTTCCGGTAGAGAGATTTTGAGTGCCGGAATCAATAGCGGTGTAAGTGCCACCACCTGATAATAGGCGATCATTAGAAGATGCTGGAGGTGGCAGATAAGCCGCGCGGGGGACTTTGATGGTATCTCCTTCACCTTTGGCAAAATCAAATTCAGTAGTCGCAAACTGCCAAAAGATAAAGCCTTCACGGTTGTTCGTCCGCATCAACGAAGACAAAGCAGCTAAGAAGCCGCCCATGATATTGCCGGCGGTAGTTGTCGCGTTTTTGGAAATACTAGCACCACGCAGCAACCCGTTAGATTTAGCCCAAGATTCTAAATCTTTGATCAACGCTTGACGGTTTTCCTTGACAAATTGGTTCAATTCCCGATTGTCGGCAGTTTCGATGATCCGCCCTTTCTTGGTGAGTTTTTCGTATCTGTCAGAGCGTGACTGAATATCAAACCAATCTCTTAAAGCACCTTCGGGTTTATCGGATTTAGATCCGACAATGCGGTTAAAATTTGCCACTTGTGTAACAGTCTGCCCCTGTAATTTTGATAGTGCCTCTAGAACTTTTTGATCCTGCTGGGCTACAGCTAATTTTTGCTCTAATTCAGACTTGGCTTGACGTTCCGCCGCAAGTTCCACCTCTAGTTTTTGGCGGTTTTCTTGTTCTTGAGACAATGTTTGTTGAACAGGAATTAATCGATTTTGAATAAGCTTCTGTACGTCTTCCAAAGTCAGGGAAGTTTTAGCTTCTTCTTTAGTTTCTGCGGGTTTTTCGGGTTCGGGTTCTGTGGGTTCATCTACTGACGCAGAATCTTGAATTTTGACGGAACTTTGAACCGCAAAACCTCTGGGCGTGTTTCGCTGTTTTCGCTTTTCGGCATTTATTGAGTCAACTACAGCCGCTTCTGTAGTGACTTCTTTGATAATTTTTCGTGTAGTCATTTGATTATTCAGTATCTCTACTCTCAGAATAAATTCTGAATAAATCAATAGGTGGCAATTATTTAGATAGTTGTATCAATATTGGTATAGGTTTATGAGAAATCTAAGTCAAGGGAGCTTTATTAGAGATAGGAGAATTGCAAAGGGGCTGTCTCATCAGCAATTAGCAATATGCGCGGGCGTGTCGAGAATGACTATTATCCGTGCCGAACAGAGGGGAATTGCAAAGCCTTCGCTGATCATGCCACTGTCCAGGGCGTTAGATGTATCTGTGGAAAAGTTGTTAGGGTAAAAAATTATGAATAAAGAACCCAAGGATAAGAAAGATAAAGATAAGCCACGTAAGCCAAAACCATCACCTCTACCTGCTAACCCCAGGCACTATAGAGGGCATTAATAAAAACAGCGATCGCATTGTGGTGAGTGCGATCACTGTTTTTACGTCGTTGACAAGGCATTAGGCGTATCTGTGGAAGAGTTGTTTTTGCCAACCGCGTGACATCCTGACTAAGCTAATTCCGTTATTTTTGCTCTAACCACAGACCAGCCCAACTCTTCTAGTCTTTCTTCAAAACTACCCTCAAAACCTTCCTGCTTGGCTTTATTCATTACAGAAAATACAACTTCACTGATTGAGCTACCTGCGTGTTTAGCAATATATACTGTTGTGCCATCACTTGCTCTTGCTTTACAAATGTAAATTTCGTCAATTTTTTTGCGTCTTTTAGTCGCTCCTAAAGTTTCAAGTAAAGAATGTTCTACTCGATGCGATCGCTGTTTTAACGCTACGGACTAACCGGGAATAGAAACTCAAGTATTGAAAGCAAAGCGGACACAAATAAAACCAAAGTCCAAATATCTGCTGACTTCATAATATCTCCTATCTAACCACGCCCGCGCCCGGTAAATTCCCGACGACGCACAGCGACAACTCCACACCATCAAATATACCGTCCCAAATTGCATAATCAGCAATCAGGCTGTCTTCTTCATAATAGTAACCGCCGGGCATCTCATGGGGGCAGACATAATTGCCTCTATCATCAGTTTCAAAAAAGCTAACTTCCCTGCCATATTCGGCGGAGCAATTTGGGCAAATCACGTCAATATCTGACAACATTCCGCCAGTGGAACACTTGTCAAATCTCATGGTTTTAACTGCCATGATTTCTTCTGGTTTAGAGGCATGAATAGCAGCTAAACAGTAGACGGCTTTGCACCCAGATTGGTTAATTATTTGTTGATTAAATTTACCACGATTACCGCTATTAATTACGTCATCAGAGACAACATCATTAGTAACAAAGCTATCAAAAATAACACCAATTGAATCATCTACCTCATCCCAAGAATGATCTTCTAATAAACTTCTACCAATCAACTGCTTAGGCATTTGATTGAGAATATTTTCATGCCATACTCTCAGACTTCTACTGAGTAAATTATCAGAAGCGCGAAGTGGAACTACAAACCATTCTGAGCCTTCCCAGCTATCATCACCTGTCAATATTTTAATCTTTTGTAAATCTTCCGGTGTGGGTTCACCCATGTACAAAGTCCGTTTACCAGATGACATCACCAAATCGGCAGTTGATAATTTATCACCTATCAAAATACTGCTAATTTCCTCCACCTTTTGAGAGATTTCATCTAATCTTTGTTCTGTAGTTTTCATGTTTAACCATCCGTATTTATTCAATAATAAACTATCTTGAGGCTTGTTTAGCTCGGTGGAATATTCCTTGTGACATCTACACCGCATCCGACAACTTGACGCTGTACCAATGCCGGGTAAACTGCCAATCCGCTGCCATCTTTGCGTCGCATAGCCAATGCAGTCAGGGCATATATTTCCACCTCCAGATGTTACCCATAATTCCCATTTATAGCCATTGTCCTTATGCCCTTCACTCCTGCCACGTTCATAATATTTATGGAATGAATCGGCGTATTTGTTGGCTCTATCTGCTATTTGTGCTGCTGATAATTCGCCATCCAAAATAGATTGTGAGAATTGGCGTAAGTAGCCGTATTCGTTGCCAAGTGCCTGACCTAAAATACCTTTATCCTTGGGCTTTAGTTGATACGTGCCACCTTTACCAGCGAGGTAAGACTGAACAACACCTTTTTTAATAGTAGATGAAACTGCATCTTCCCAAGTTGCAACGGTGATTTTATTCTCAAGCAATAAGTTTGTAATTGTTCCTAAATCACCCTTAATTCGAGTGATGTTATTCTCAATTACTTCCGCCACATCTTTGCGTGAGACAAATTGACCCGCATAGATGCCCGATGTGTACCTGAATCTTTGGGAACGCGGATCAAAAGTGAACGTCATTTGTCCTCGCTTTTAGTTTCTGCTGTTAGTAATCCGTCGTAATCAGGATTATTTTCGTCCCAATCTTCAACACTTTCATCAATAGATTCTTGGGTAATTTGAGCTTTATTCAGCAGTGTGTAAATTGAGATTAACGGCGGTTGATTTGGTGCGGGGATGAATTTATCTACCATCTTGATTATCTCCCTTTATTTCTTGGGCGTAATTTGATAATGGCGTTAAAACCCAATGAGGCCATTTAACATCAAACTGTGGATTATCCCATTTACCAAGCCGCAAGACATACTTTAAACAAATAGCCCACCTAACCTGCTCACCAATCATTGACCTAATTTCCGCAACAAATCTGGCGTAGGTCAAAGCTGGTTGTCCGTTCAAATCTTTAGCCCCGCTGCCGGTATTTGATAACCCCGGAAACATCCATACAGGCGTTCTAGGTGGGATACATTGAAACCGCAATTGTAGCCAATAATCCATAAGCGGTTTTAGTGCGTTCCCTGATTCGTTAGCAGCTTTGCGAACGTCTGCGCCGTGCATCAAGTATAAGTTGCTGATAACTCCAGACGACAACATTGATTCATGACGTTGACGGTACAAATCTCTATCATTCTCAGTTTTCCCCTCACCCATAATATGTAGCCAAGGAACAATTCCCACGTCTCTAGCCGCTGTCTCCAGGGCAATAGAAGCATCTTTGAATTTACGCCAGGGTTCAGTTGATGGAAACCCCAATGCGTTGCCGTATAAACCGCGTGATTTGTATTTAAAATGCAGTATTTTTAATGGTGCAAACTCAAGATCATTATTGGATGGCGCTAACTTTGTCCGTTGAATATAGGCATTAGTCCCACTGTGTTGATCCTGATCTACAAACATTGAGAATGTAGGTAAATATTGGCTACTAACAATATCCCATTTATTATCAACTTTATCAATTCCCAACTCTACAAAACTATCGCCAAAAGCGAGTGATTCTATAGCGGCTCTCACTAAAAAATCACCACCTAAAATTAAGTTTTTACCGTTTCTTTCAGTGGCTAATTCTTTAGCAATTAATGATATTTCTGGGCTGATTTTTGTGCCGTCTGACAACTCATCTGGCACGTACCAGCTACCAACCTCACCATCAACCTGCTGAAAACAATCTGCGGCTATTGCATCAATGGCGTGGCGATATTCATAACACCAATGGTACATTTCTAGTAGTTCGTAACTTAGGTTTAAGTCGCCGTAAGTTGGTCGAATTGGTGTTTCCGGTAAATCAAAGTTATGCCGTAGATAAGCTCCAGGGTAGGTAATTGATTGGCGGTATCCTTCTAATGGTTGTCGGGACGGACTACCTCGGAAAAACTGCCAAATTCTATTAATTATATTTCTGTAGTCGGGCATATTCCATATACGTATTTATCGTAATTATACGCTATGTTATTGATGTTTCGACGTTATAATCAGCGCGGAAAATGAACACGCTGCTGATGGATGAAGGGCTGCAAATCAAAAACCCATCTGGTAACCCATGCTGGCTACCAACGGATCAGGGTGAGGAATATTCTCGATTGGTATTGGATACGGCAAAAGGTCACAATAAAACTGTTCAATCTTTGCAGTGGTATCCGTCCGTAGTTGACGTAATTTAGTATTTTGGCGGTCGTTCTTTGTGAGCGATCACTAACGTCACCTAAACCGCCGTTTCTGAGGCTGTATTACAGTCCCCAATTCTCCCACCATTTCGTTGCCCCTGAGTTTTAGTGCCTCATCTAATTTAGCCAACCCAATAGCAAGGCACATAACAGCGTCGTCATGCCCAGAAATTGCGCGTCTGTCTTGCAATCCAAAGTTTTTCATTTCCCCAATACCAGCCCAGTCAAGGGGATAATTAATCTCACCCCGTTCAATCATCAACGCCATGCGGTCAGTATTTTGGACTTTGGAGACACGGGACGTATTCACAGTTTCCACTCTTAATTCCGGTCTGGTTTTGATAATCTTTTCAGCAATTACGGCACCGCCGCTATTATGCTCAATTACCATCATCAGCGGTTTATAAATATCAGATAATTCTAAAGTTTTCTCTACACAAAATGTTGATTGTCGGTTCTGTTCCCTGTACTCCGCGACGATGGTATAAGGCAATTCCGTAATATCCAAAATCAGATACTCCCAGAAATCACTACCGCCAAAGTTAGGGTCAAGCATGGACAAATAATGCCGTCCGGGTTTTGGCAACTCCCAACTACCAACTGCACAAGCTGATATCGCTTCAGGATTAAATAGGGACCCGCCAAAAGCAGGAATACCCAGATTGTATTCCCGTTGTAACTTTGAGTCGGTTAGCTTGTGTTTGTCCTTGGTCCGTTGCAGGTAATCGGGTATTGATACATAAACTGGATGCGCTCTCCAGTGCAAGATTACTTTAGCCCATCCGTTTGCATCTACCCAGTGAGTACACGGTTCTTCCTTCCCTTCCTTGACGCGGTTCACCATTTCATCTGCGTCTACTGGGTTCGCGTCGTCAAATATCTGCCAAAATCTTGAGAGTTTACCAAGTTCTGACATGGTAGATGCAATTATCGTCCGCGCTTCATCCCCTACCGCCTCTTGTGACGGTGCGGACGCTGAATAAATTTCCTCAAAGTTTTGGGGAAATGCGGCCTCATCAAATAGTAAATCTGAAATTGATTCTAGCGATCGCGTGGCGTTATCCGTCGCTGGTCTAAACCAAATCTTACCCGCATCCTGAAAATGAATCTCAGTTTTAGATTTAGTCAGGAACGCCAAATTAGGAACATTTGACGGCATCGCCTGTATCCGTGTCGCTACGTTCGATGATTCTTTTTGCCCCAATGACATCACAGCCGCAGCATAAGCAGGATTTAATAACGCTTTGTGGAGAAACTTAGCACTTATGCACTCGGTAGCCCCCATCTGTCTAGTTTTAAATGCGATAACGCCCCTATGCTTGTCTATCAAATCGGAAATAACCACTTGATACTCATAGGGCAGGAATGGGATAAATTTATTACCCGAACGGATGCGACAACATTCTGTTAAAAAATCTTTGTAGGATTCAGGGATGTTGTATTTATTCCTCTGATTTGTCGCTATCTCTGTCGGTGTCAACAGCTTCGCCGTTGACGGCAATAGCATTGTCCTGGTTAATTTCATCACGGGGGGCTTCTACTTTAAATCCGGCTCTAACTGCGGTTGCGATCGCTAAATTAATGTCTTGGAATTTAATTTCAGCATCAATACCAAGGATTGTGCAGCGGCGTAAAATACACCTATCAATTACATCCAAGAAAGCTTTGTTACCTTCCCTTTCTTCTACCTTGTCGGTGATTTCGTTTATATCGCCCTTGGGTGTTTGTCCCCGCTTATGAGTCTTGGTCGTTTTAGGAAGTTTTGACTTTTCCCATGCCTCCCATGCTTCCTTTTCAAGCAAGTCTATCCTAGCCAATTCTCGTGATTTAGCCTCATCAAAATCCCTGATTGAAGATTCTAACCAACGTTTTCTAATTGTTTTTAACTCATCTGAAACGCACTGTTGAGGTATCTCTAGGTGATCAGCAATCTTCTGTTGAGTCCATCCTTGCAGGTATTTCTCTGCAATAAAAACTCTATCATTTTCAATTTGAATAGAAGTTCGCGGACTTTTACCTTTTGGCCTTCCTGTTTTTTTCATTTTCACAAACTGTAATATATCAAACTGTAGCGTATATTAGCGCACGGATTATGTAGTCACACCATAATTAGCATAAAATTACTATTAATTAATCAAAGGATTTTAACTGCTTTTATTTTATTATTCCCAATAAAAAGCCACCCCGCGCAGAGGTGGCAATGGAGTGATTGGGGTGTAAAGCTTGCTCAATATATCAATTCAGTTATAGGCATACCAATAATATAGCCTAAACCGAAATATGATTCAAGAGGATCTGCATAATTTCCCACGATGCACCATTCCCGACTATCTCCATCGCTAGTGCTTTTCGTTCGGGTAGCCAGATTTTATCGGCGGTTTGCTTGTCACCAAAGAATCTGAGGCAAGCTTGCGGCGTAACCGATTTAACTACGCCATCAATCAGTACATTTGCCTGATTCCAGTGGTTATCAGCTTTGCGCCCAAATGCACGAATCGTGAATGACGGTTCATGCGGTTGATAAGCCCGATTATTCGCCGTGTTAGCACCAATGCGCCGAATTAAGCAGGTATCAGTCATGCCCTTGCACTTTTCCTGATATTTTGAGAGGAATGTTTCTGGGAGTGTAGGTATTAAATCAGCGATCGCCTCATACCATCCTGCTTGTACAACTTGAGGTAATTGGATATCGGTAATCTCTTGATTTCTGGCTGCTAACAAATACATTCTTTTCCGACTTTGAGCAATGCCAAAATCTTGTAGATTTAGAATTTGAGTAGTGGTATAATAATCTTGGTTGATGAGTTCCGCCCTGATATTTACAAAGCTCTCAAATTTTCTATATCCTTCTACATTCTCCAGGATAAAGAATTTTGGGAGTTTTGTTTTGACGATGTTAGCTATAGATTCCGCCACAATCAAATCATCCGCCGTTTCACCTGCTTTTGAATTAGCAATACTGGCATTTCTACAGCTAGGCGTGGCAATTATACAATCTACATCCTCTAATTCTTCCGGGCTAACATTTTGGACGTAATCTGTGATTATTTTGCTGCTGGGGTGATTCTTGGCGTAGACATTGGCGATCGCCTCATCGCATTCAATCCCCCAAATATTTGTTCCTAACCAGTGTAAAGCAATTCCACCGCCTGAGCAAATTGAACCTATTCTCATTGTTTTATCCCTGCTTTCAATAATGTGAATTATTGGCATATCTTAAAAGTATTTGATATGCCAATAACAATGTTTATGCAACTAATTCAACATCTGAAATATTCCACATATCGGTTAATCCGTCTGGATCCTTGACGTTGATCCATTCGCCGTTAACATCTAAGACTGTGCGCTCCCCATATACCAAGTGACGGACGCTATCACCACGCTGGATAGTCGGCTTTGCTTCAGAAAGGGACGTAGACCGAGGAGGCTTTTTTGATTCTTCTTCCTCACCAGTTGATTCATGGCTGGCACTGCCCAACGCCTCTATTTTGAGCAAATATTCCACCCTTTCGACAAAGTGCTTGGGCAACCATTCTAAGTCTGATCTATCGCCTGTTTCACTGACATAACTAGCACATATTACGGGCATTTGTTCTAGCAAATAACTATGCGTTTTGGACTTGGGTTTTGCTTGCAATCCTAATTCCCGCATGGTTTCAATGTTGAGGGGTAGTTCTTTAATTTTCACCCAATCCAGTTTGTCAACGCGGCTAATTCTGTCAAGTTTTCTGAGAAATTCTGATACTATTTCTTGGGCTTCCTCTCCGGGATCTTTGGGGATGACATTAAGGGAAGATGCAGGGAAAATAACTGTTTCTTCCTCGGTTTCATCTGTCTTGTGAAAATGCACGGATACGCCGTCATCTGATACAGCAGCCACTATTCCGCGTGGATAATTTGAGTATGCTGGATCTGCCACTTCTACACGCACTCCCACAGGAATATCGTTTTGACTGGGGCTGGAGCTTTCCTCTAATTCTTCAGGTTTATTTAGCTTATCTAATTTCTCGCATAATTCCTGATTGGCTACAGAAAGTTGTGCAATCCCCCGCGCATTACTGGCATTTAGTTTTTCCAGTTCCGCTAATCTTTCCAATGCTGTATCACGCTCAATAGTTAAATCAGAAACTTTTTTGAGCAAATCAATTTTAAACGGTTCTTCTGTGTCCTTGCTATTGCCAGATTGCAGTTTTTGGAGTTCTTCTTTTATTTTTTGGTTTTCAAGTGCGAAGAATTTGCACAAAGCCACTGATTCCACTACTTTTTGACGCGCTTCTTTATACTTTTCTTCCCATGCGATTGCACCTTTCAAAACATCCGAGTTACTCAGCGCGGGGACATCTTCACCTGTTATTTCTTTGTAAATCACACACGCCCAATTGCTCAAAATTCCATTACTCACCCCCGCTTCTTTCATCTCAATAACGCATTCCCCAACCTGTTCAACAATCCTATTTGCACAGGTAGAGACGCGGTGTTTTTGTGTTTCTAGTTCTGCCAATCTAGCTTTGAGTTGTTCGATTTCGCTGTCAAATGGTGTTGTTAGTTGAAAATTCATAATCGTGTCCTCTTGTGGTAAAGTTTGTGTTTGTTCCCGTTCAGTCCAGGCGATTTCGTAGTCTGCGATACTGGCGAAATCGTCGGGGTCTGGTGGTTCGTGGGCATCTTCAAAGAAAATGGTTAGTTGCCCATCGGATTCTTTTTGGAAATCTGTGTGTCCAAAATAAGCGGGATTCCAGGGTGTTAGATCGTCGTCAGTCATTGAATTTAACCTCTAATTTGATGTAATTAGGTAAATGAGTTACGAACCAATGCGGACTATCGTATCTGTCAAAACCATGACGTTTCATGATTGGTTTTGGTGTTTCAACTGTCGTGAAATCTAAAGTTAATTGGTTCATCTGTCGTTCTTAATTCTTGCTGGTGAATATGCGGCTCTGTTCTTTGCATATTCCCTGATCACCTCACAATATCTCACAGCTGATTTAGGGTTATAGGAATAAATAAGTTCCATCTGATGAATTTGTTCGGCGGTCATTCCTTGGAATTGAAACAAAATTTCGTTAATACCAATCTTGGCTTTTTCTTTTTTCAAAACATGGCGTAATCTTTCCTTAATTTGCTCTTCGGTCTGCCCAAATAATTCGGCGACTTTATCAATGGAATTATTGCTAATTCGCTTAATTAAAAGCCTGTCGTCTTCGGGTGTCCATGTTGGATCTGCTATTGATTCCATGCTTGATTCTATGGGTGGTTCTACGGGTTTTTCGCCATTACTGAAACCAACAAAATTTATCAGCGATCTTGTTGGTGTAGATGGCGGTAATGACACTGGCGTTCTCGTATCAAAACCACGACAATCTATTCTTAAAAGCTCCCTCCTACGTCGTCTAGCAGTTGGAATAGAGACTCCCAACTTTTCCGCTGCTTGGTGAAGATAGCCTTGTAAGCAAACCTCCTTTTCCTCTTCTGTGAGGATTTTATGATGTTTTAGTTTCTTTGGGGAAACACCAAGAATTTTACAGCGATGATCTAACTGTGAACGACCAACACAAAGACGTTCCTGTAGCTCCCTGCAAGTAAGTTGATTCCCAAAATTCAGAAGATACGAATCCTCTTCATCTGTCCAGTTTTTTATGTTTTTCATACCAAAATTCAACCTCCCGAATATCTACAAGTCATGATTTCAAGTTGTTTCTGATAATCTGCAAGTCTGTTTTTGTATCTTTGCTCATCTTCTCCCGGCTTGATTATTTTCAAAATTTCTTGTATTTCAGAAATCATTTTTTGAAGGTAAAATTCATCGGTTGATAGCTCCATACGGCAATCAATACCCCTTTTTCAAGTTCATAAACTTAGATGTTCTGAGATCACATAACATGGTTGCCGTCCCTGATTTACCCGTGACTCGGTTCTTTTCAACTATCAATTCAATAGTTTGATCGGATGGATCTTTTGAGTAATATCCAGGGCGGTAAAGTAGCACTACTTGATCGCATATTTCGTAAATTTCTCCTGAGTTTCGGAGCATATCTTTAGTAGGTCGCTTATTCTCAGAGTTCGCGTTGCCTCGGTTCAATTGAGAACCAAGAATAATCGGCACTTCATGATATTTTGCAATGTCTCTAATTCCTCTCACTACCTGCCCTATTTCATAGGAAAGTAGTTGTTTCCCGCTAAGTGGTATTTGCTGTAAATAATCAATATAAACTGCGCCTAACGGACAACCAAATTCAGTTATCGCACGCCTAACGGTTGATGCAATTGTTCCAACTGTAGGAGAGGAGTGATCGTAGACTTTCCAAGGAAGTTCTGAAAGTTTGTCTATGCCATCAACTATTTGATCTAAATATTTATGGGAGTTATCAAGCAATTCTGCTGAATCTATCCCCGTAATCATCGCCAGCATTCGGGCATTTACTTGTTTTTTGTCCATTTCTGGGCTGATATAAAGAACCGGCAATCCCTGAAGTAACAGCCCATAAGCTTCGGCAAGCATTGTATGAGACTTCCCCATGTAAGACTCACCACCAATTAGCTTCACCTTACTTTTATGCAATCCGCCAGTTAGGTTTTCATAGTCATACCAGCCGATTTTCACCCCTTGCATTTTGCCAGATTCAAGGTAGTCAAATAGTTCAATAGCCATTTCTTTAGCACTACCAAGCTGGTAGCGATCGCCATGCTGTTTTTGCGATATCTCAAATATTTGAGTTTCTGCAAATTGGATTGCATCGTCGGGGTCAGTCCAAGAATCTTGCCCGGCGTGAGCGATCGCATTACCAGCCATAATTAATCGCCGCTTAGTATATTTCTCCATTACCAGTCGAGCCATCGCGTCAATGTTGACTGCGGAAACTGTGCGGTCAACCAGTGTTGCTAGTTTATTTCGCCCCCCCACGTCCTGTAATTGTTCTTGGTTGCTTAAGTGGTCGGCAAGTAAAATTAGTTTATTTTCTCGGTTGTCAACTAATTTGTTTTGTGAATGAAGGTCAAGCAATGCTTGGTAAATAGTTTGGTGAGTGTTGAGGTAAAATGCCTCTTTCTCTAAAATTGCCGACACTATCCCTAACGCATTAGGGTCTAATAAGATACCGCCTAAAATTGCTTCTTCTGCTTCGATGCTTTGAGGTGGTAGCTGCAATTGTGTTGTCGCCATAAATTCCCCTACTTAGATGCAAGTTTTTGGATAAATTCGTTTCTGGCTTCTTCTGTCATGCGCCCTGGTTTCTGCTGTGGCTTATATGGTTCATCTGGTACAGGATCAATGATTTCTACTCGCTGCTGTTTTTTAAGTAGTTCAAATTGGTATTCCTCCCATAAGTCACTAGCACGCTCCCAACTGTTCCTAATTTCGGCTTTAGCATCGGCTAATGTAGCTGAAGGCTTATCTTTATATCTTTTGGAAAATAGCCACTCAGAAAAGCCTTTATCGGGGTTATGAGCAGACGACATCCAAGGATCTGAACTTGCGCTTTTATAAGTTCCTTTTGCGCTGTTAAATTCGCGTGGGTTAGTAAAAAGCTCATCCGCTTTGTTGTGACTCGACGCGGGGCGGGGCGGCGGAATTATTGCCCCCAGGGCTGAGTTATCGGTTGGTTGCGAAGATTCTGGCTTATTTACCAACGGAGCGATTAATTCTGGGTTGGGGTCTTCGGTATTTGGATTTAATTCAATTTCGCTCCCTTCGTCCTCTGTTAAAAGAGATTGTTTATTAAGACTGTTTAGAGAATATAGATCAGACGTTAAATTCAACGGCTCGTGCGTTTTTTTTAACGGCTCGAACGTTGTTTTTACCGTTTCCAACGTTTTTTCTAACGGCTCGAACGTTGTTTTTACCGGATCGGAATTTCCAATGCTTTGAGCGTTCCACCACTGATCTAGTGATGATTGAATTGACTCAGTATTAAACTTGTATTCCTTAGTTCTGTCAAAATCATTTTTCGATTTTCGGGAATCAATAAATCCCCATGCAATAAGCTTTTTGAGCGATTTTCTTATAGAAGAATCACCGTAAGCGTTAATCATGCCACCACTTATATCTTCCATAGTTTCGTATAGCCATAAATCTGGTGTCTGCAACAGATGCGCTTTACTCCTTTTGTTTTGCTCGTTGTAGCTTTCTACTCGCTTGATTTCTTCTATCCTACAAATAGTCCAGAACTCGAAAAGACTAAGTATCTGGGATGCACAATCATCGCCTTGGCATATTGCCTGGTAATCCTCGTGACGATAAATGTATTTTCCGTAATGCCTTATAAGATGTTTTGTCATAGCCTATTAAAAGATTTATTGGGTTATTGATCTTTCAATAACTATAGGCGCACGGAAGCACCGCAGCACGCCGATGATTTGCCGAATCTGTTAATCGTTAGCCAAGTAGAACATTTCACCCAGCGAAAGCCCAAAAAACTCGCATATCTTGGCGGCCGTCTGATTGTCGAGCCGGCTAAACCGATTATGGTACAGCCGCCCAATTATGGTAGGACTCAACCCTGTTTTACCCGCCACTTCCATTTGAGTTAGCTCTTTTTCTTCCATGAACTCTCGTAGCTTGCACTTCACTTTCATTTATTCCCAACTCAATATAAATACGATAACATCTTACCGCCTTTCTGTCAACAGCTATCTATATATCTGGTATTGATTTACCAATAAGAAATAAAAAACGGGCTGTAAACCCGTCTGTGCCTTTATTCTGTTCTTCGGCTAAAACAAGTCCTTACCTTCCATTTCAGCCATAATCCACCTCTTCTAATTCATTTACGCCAGTCATGATCCTGCCCAATATCTGACTAAAATAAACAACTTCGTAATTAGGCGCGAGTTCTTGTTGCAGTTGCTCCCATAGGCTAATACCTTCCCTCTCAAAAGCTGCTAATTCCTCTGGGGTTGGACTTGGGGAATTACCCGGATCGTCCCAGTCTAATCCGTCATCAAAGCTGTCCGCCCATTTTTGTAGCCGTGCGGCGGTCTCTTGGCTGAGGGGCAGTTTGGCTGGGTCAATGTTACCAACTTTGTCGCCATCTGCCCACCATAATGGGTAACAGCCATAATCAGTCATTAATTTAATTTTTGTCATTTGCTCAAATACTCCTGAATCTGGGTTTCCGTGAATATAGTAAAAGGGCGCGAGTTGTCACTCACCGGCAAGCAACTCCATTGACGATCACCCACTTTTGTATAAACTTTCCACTTCACGCCGTCACAATCCTTGAATCTTGTTCCTATTTTGATGGGCTTCATTTTGTTTCCTGATCAAGATAATAATAAAGTCCGCATCCTTGCCTGTAGTTCTTGCATCCCCATTGCTTGAATAATTTCTTAATGTATTTGTAGCAACCGCCGTTTCTCCGTCCTTTGCCGATTGCTACCAACACATCGCCAATAGACACGCCCCTATTGGTAGATTCTAGGATTTTCCTAACTTGATTGGCGGTAGATAATTCGTTTAATTGCATCAGTTCCGTTACCAATTCAGCATTCTCTGATGGTACAAAATGTAATCTATTCCCCCTTTCGGAGTCTCTAATTAGAGTGAGATCCCCTGCCTCTCCCCAAAAAATCACTATCCTGATCGCTGTTTTCTTCGTGATGTTTGTTGCGGCTACTACGTCAGCAACTTCGAGTATCCTACCTTCTTTTTTTATGTAGTTTAAAACCCTGTTTCGGTTCATCTGGACAAATTCGCGTCGTCTAACAATTCGCTCAACTTGCAATAAATGAACTCGGTCTTTATCAATGAATACTCTGTTTTTGGCTTTATCAGAAGAGGCGACAACATCACCAAGTTCTATCAGCCGATTTAATGTTTTGTAGACAGATGTTTTGTACCCACACAATCCACTTTCTACTATCTCTCTCGCGGTCAGTGCTTTTTCTGACGTTGCGAGAAAGTTTAGTATTTTCTCCTTAGAATATACGTATCCGCGCTTTGGTTTTATCTTTATTTTTTTGGGTTTTGCGCAAGTTATCGGTTTTTTCTGTATGGGCTTTCTTTGTCGCAATGGTTTCGGATCTGGAACAACTTGGGGAGTGGCTTTGATTTGTCTCCGCTGAGTTCTTGGCTTTTGGGCGCAATCTTTACGGATTGACTCTTGATGTTTGTTGGCGTTAATTGTGATAGGTGATTCATTCGTTTTTTGGTCAAACACTGAATTAATGCGTGCTTGCCAATCACCATCAATTTTTACTATTTCAATGGATTGATTGCGCTCCAAGCTTTCAAGTAATTGTTGCGGAAAATGCCTTAATTCCCGCAACTTAACAACACCATTATTCCGTTTAATAAATTCCAAGGCTTGCTGTGCGCTTGACATGACTTAACCTGCCTTCCTTGCTTCTTTGTGAGGGTCAAAAACTAGAATTAAGTCATTTTTAGGAATAGGTATGCCGCCATACGCCAAAATTGCGCCCCAACCATCAGGGATGTCTTCAGCTTTGTGAATGTTGTACTTGTTTTCCCCAGTCTCCAAATTACTAATAAACGAAATTTCCTCGCCGTGAGGATTCCACCATTTAGCCAAAGCACCTTGATCCGCCCAAGTGTAACGGGGCTTAGTGTATCCCATTTCGTGTATTTCCAGTTTTCTTGAGGCAATGGGTGTTGGGCGTTGGATCGCTATCTGGACAGCTTGATTTTCTTGTCTGGACAGTTCCGTCTGTTTATTTGGAAGATTGGTTTGTGTTGCCTGGGTGGACGGGAATAGTGTTAGTTGATCGGGTTGTTGTCGAATTTTGCTAATTTCACCGCCCCATAATTCAGGGCGTTTTGATTTGATAATTCTTCCTACTAAATGACGGTGACAAAACCCCTTGATTTCGTGACAGTTCAAAGTTACATCACTGCCTGATTTAGCCACTTTACGCAGCCAAATATCAACCGCTTTATCGTTAAATTCAGACGCTAAATTCGCCATGAACACATCTGTGTAATGTTTTTCTGCCTCAGCGTCTTTTTTAGAGTTTTTCCAAAACTTAAATAGTGTGTCCGATGGCTTGAATAAAGGTAAATCCTGAAAACTGCACCCGTGTTTTTGGGTGATAGAGATACAGATGGAAGTCCCTATTTGTTCTCCGCCGTAATATGAGGTGTAAATTTTCATTGGGTTTAACGAAGTAATAAAGCTATTGATTTCTCAATAGCTATGGACAAAATGAGGTTATTTCCAAATCAACGAAGTATCGGCGTTTGTTGCTTTTTCGTATGCGGAAATTATAATCATGGGAGCTTTAACGCCGAATCTAGGATTAAGGTTTATGGTGATTTCCCAGCTTACGTAATGGTCGTTTCTGGTGCGTTCATGGATTTCTATTAATGGCTTGCGAAACCCAAAAATAATTTCTTTCCCCCAATACCTTGGACTGTGATAAGCAGATACGGTTTTGCTTGTTCAAATAAATCCGATGGCGGTATGGTTACGCGGGTGTCCATGTTTTTATCCCCCCCTGATTCCATCGAACCGATAAAGGCACTTTTCGATTACTCGATAAGCAGTAGCACAGTGTCGCGCTTGGTGGAGTTTCGCGGAAATATCGGCGGATTAACCCCTCTGACTCTAGCTGCTTTATCGCTTCCCAAAGTTCGGAGTATTTGACGTTCAAGGCTGATTTAATCTCATGGGCAAACATATCACCCTTGCGTAATTCAGCGATTATTCTGTCGTTAATCATGCTGTTTTTGGGCATAATAAATATCGTCGCCTTTGACTATTTTGATTATCCTTTCGTTGTCCACTAATTGTTTAAGTGCAATGGAGATTATGGGTAACGGCTGCTTAATCCTTGCACAGATTTGACTCCATGATTTTTCAGTTTGGACAAACTCAAAAAGTTCCCATTCAATCTCAGGATTCATGGCGTAAATCCTGATTTGATTAACTGTTCATAAATTAACCGTTTTTGAGCATCAGAAAAGGATGGTACAGACCTCAAAAACCCGCTGATCAATGAGGTGTTGTAGTCGGTATTTGGTTCTATTCCATCATTTCTGGAATAGCTGTCAAATAGGGCATCGCCACTACGAAAACCAAGCTGCTTTTGCTTTTTATTCAACTCCTGATTTACAGATTGTTTCATTTATTCCCCCGTTTTTCTGGAGGGGTCAAAAGGCGTTGCTCACAATTTGGAATATGGAACACATAGACAGGGCGTATGGCGTTTTTAGGTCGGTCGTCCCTCACTTCCTTTCCTACCCTTAATCTCCCGTCGTTTACCATTTCCCGTAATTGCTCTGGACGCTTGCCTAGTAGCACAGCCGCCGCCGCAGTATTAAGCCACTTTTCGCCCTTCCCTGTTTTTTCCCCTACGGTTTTTAAAAATAGGGACTCAAACTGCTTGACTGCTTCTGATACAGCCTTTTCCGCCGCACTAGAAGCAGCGCGATTGATCAGCGCGTCAAGTTCCAATCTTGGGATTGTGACAATTTCCCCTCTGTCTAGTGGTAGAGGCTTTCCCCCTTCCACCGTGCTACTGTTATTTTGCATAGTTTATATGTCTTTATCGCGTTTTCTATGCCTTTATTGGAGTTTTGATAACTTTATCGTAGCTTAGTGGTGGGAAAATGGGAAGTAGTTTTTTAAATTTAAAAATATGCGATTGGGTGAATTAATTAAATCGGTTTGTAGTCGTGCATCTAGCATGAATCAAGCCGCCAAAAAATCTGGGGTCAGTCAAGGGACGTTGAGTGAATGGCAATCAGAAAAAGTCTCTCCAGGGCTAGAGAGATATATTGATTTATGTCTAGCTATGGGATGTCGCCCAGGACATGAATTAGATCAATACTTAGGCTTGGGTGGGGCAAAACCACGCACCGCTGAAGATTTACTGGGCATGGCATTGGGATTAGACCCGATTCAGCAACAACGATTAATTTCTCTATTAGCTGGTAAATACTCTGAACGCCTAGAGGTACAGCAGATGATTGATGTAAATTGCCTGATAGATTTAATTCGAGATTCTGGACTTTCCATTGAGAAGTTCTGTAGAAAGTCGGGAATCACTGAAAGCCAATACACGGCACTGATGCACGGCGTTTTACCTGCGTCTGTAGATGATACGGAGGTGCTACTAACGTTGATTGCAGCAACATTAAAAAACCCGACTACTAAGGGTGGGTTTAGCAGCCGGGAGGAATTAATTAGTTATTGCGAAATCAGGAAATCACTTGACAGTCAACAACCCGAACCCAACGGCATAAACTGCCATTGAAAGTTACAAGTCGAGCATCAACTTCAAAATCGGCTTTTTGCCCTGTATAAAGAAAAGCCTGATATTTGAATCCCAGTAACTCCTTGTCTTTAAGAAGTAATTGCTTGAATCGCTGCAATTCTTCGGGTATCCAGTAACTTCCCTGGTTTGCGCCGATCCATTCGCTGAATTTAGCACCAGAGCTTTTTTCTACGTGAGTATTAGTGAACCACCCCCTATCACTAGAAAATTCGACGAGAGACGACGGATTAGGATATTTCATGATTTCACTGATAATCTCCGCTTCAGGGATTACCAGTATGCTAGAATGCACCATAGGTTTAGCTGCAATAAGAGGTCTGAATTTGGGAGGGTAGAATGTGGTTAGCTTCCCCCCCAATTCTGATCTTAGGATGATTTCATCCCAAGATTCACTATCAACCGTCAAGGCTTGGATAAACTCTTTCTGTCTTTTAGCTATTTCTATAAATGTTTCATCCGTATCGCAGACTACGAATATTTGGTCTTTTTCAATATTCGCGCGGAATACAGAGCATTTAGCCAGTAGATTTTCAATATCCACAATCATGTTGTTTTTCTTTGCATCGTCTTTAATTATACAATTATCTATTTGTGATTTGCTAAAAGTTTTTAAATGGTTAGTATTCTCTTTCGTCTATCTTGTTATTATAAAACTGTACACCAAAAATAAGATATATGGGACGCAACAAAGAGGATAATGATAGCTTCCGCGTAAGAATGGATTCAGCTAAAAGAGAGTATTTGGCGGGGGAAATAATATCATTAAAGGAAGAGAAAGAAGTCGCATGAAAAGCTATCCTTTAGATTAGGGGTATATAAACTATTTAGTAAATTTCTCAAATATTTCCAAATGATCGGCGTCAGTGATATGACGCTGATATTCTTTTAGGTGTACGGTCACGCTATGTCCCATCCATTTAGCCGCCACAGACGTAGGGATTTTGTATTTTAAAGCAGCCCGAACAGCCCAGGCATGGCGTAAATCGTAAGGCGCAAAAGTCACGCCGTATCGCTTCATTGACTTGTAGACAACGCTGCCAATATCTTTTAAAGTCCTATTGTCAGTTTTGATAGTCGGTTTATCCATCTGCCACAGTTGCCAGTCCTTCACCCATTCCACAGGCAACGGATAAGCAAGGCGTGTTCCGGTTTTGCCGCCTAGAATTTTGCATCGGTGCGGTTCAGTTTGTTCAATTTCACAAAATAAAGCCTCATGAGGGCGCAATCCGTAGCAAGCGATCGCTCCAAATACCCACACCCAAGACGGGTTTGTGATTTTCTCTCTATTGGCGATAATTTCCTCTTCTGTCGGCAGTTGTTTAATGACTTGGCTGTTGCTGCCGTAGTTGCCATGATATTTTTTCAGGTCACACGCCACATCGGCTAATTTGGCTAATTGTTCAAATTTTTGGCAAGTCCGCTGTCTGGTCCATGTGTTGGCTTCTGTCTGAATAGCAGTTGCGATTAAAATTTCACGGGTAAGCGGTTCATCTTGGGGTAATCTGCCAAAGCAAGATTGATAATGATTCTTCCAGGTTTGCTGGGTGGTGATGCTGTTCCCGTTGGCCGCAAAATATTCAATCTTGAATTTATCAATCCAATACCCGCACGTCCCCACGTTTGTCGGTTCGGGTTCTAGGTATCGTCCCCAATCAAATGAGTTTGTTGCCAATAGTCCCCCGACAATTTTGGCTTCAGCTTCAGCCCGTTGCAGTCCTGCGGCATTGGCATAAATTCCCAATGCCAAATATTGTTGATGTGGTCCCGTTTTTTGTGAGTCGGGTTTTGGTGGAAATGTGGCACGGAGTGAAAGGCGATCGCCTCGTTGGCAAACTTTCACTCCAATCATCCCAGCCTTTAGCCGTTCGTTTACCGCATCTAGGGTCCATTTCATTGAACTATTCCTGAACTAAATTATTTACTCAGGATGCAATATAAAGCCATATAAAGCAATATTCCAAGCGCGTGTAAGTGCTACGGATAAATAAAAAAGTCTCGATTTCTCAAGACTTTCAGGGAATGGGTACGGCTGGACTCGAACCAGCGACCGTCCGCTTAGAAGGCGGTAGAGAAAATCTTGCAATCCATTGCCAATAAGGGTTTTCGGGGTAGTTCAGAGACATTGAGCTAAAATTGTGCTATTATGTTTTTACGCCGGAACTGATTAACTTTATATAGGCTTCATGCCTTGCGGGCGTGATCAGGAATGGCGTTCTTGTGGGGTAGTTTAATGGTAAAACACTTTTGAGGCAGCGTGAAGTGTCAGCGATTCACGTAGATTGCCATAAAATGTGACTTTCTGACAGAAGAGCAAAAATACACGGCAATCTCTGTTAATAAAGAAAAGGATGGTTCGATCCCTCCCCCTTCTCTTAAATGTACATGGATCATAACTCCTGAGTTTTCGGGAGTTTTTTGTTTGGTCAGTAGTCAGTAGTCAGTGGTTATTGGTCATTGGTCAACAATATTAAAAATCATATCCTGCCAAAATGCTAACTACCCAAATCAAACGCCAAATCATCAACCAAGCGATCGCCACACCGGACGTAGAGATTTGTGGCGTGATTCTGAACAATGGCGAAATTGTACAAATGAACAATTGTGCAAATGAACCACAGCATAATTTTATTATTGAACAAAGCGAGTTTGATCTAGTCGCTGACTCCGCAGTGGGGATATATCACAGCCATTGCCTTGATTCACAACCCGCTATTTTAAGTCCTGTTGATATTGCTAATAGTAAAGCAAGGAAAATACCCTACGCTTTGTACCATACGGTTTTTAGGGAATGGGACTACTATGATCCTACCGATATTTACCCCTATCCGTTAATCTCTAATCCCTGGATGCCGAAAGAATTGCCGTTTTATTTGGGGTGGAAATTTGACTACAACCGTTCTGATTGTTATACGCTGGTGCGTTCGTACTACAAAGGGATACTGGGCGTTGATTTACCAGATTTTCCGCGTAATGAGATCAAGGAAACCACGTCACCTGACTGGGATATGTTCGCGGGTAATTTTGAAAAAGCCGGATTTAGGAAGTTAGACACTGATGAACCGCTACAAGCTAACGACGTGATATTGATGTGCATTTCTGGTACACAAACTCATCACTCCGCCATTTTGCTTGACCCTAAGAATGGCAAAGCCCTCCACAATTTAGGTGAAGGGCGGATGAGTGAGTTTTTTATGTATGGGGGGTATTGGGTAACGGCTACTCGGTTTGTGTGTAGGTTGGTGGGGTAGTTTTCGTTAAATTCCCGCCTGGGCGTTGTTGTTTTTGGATTTCTGTCAGGACTGCGGGGGTAATTGCTAATCTTATCTGTTCTGACAATTGCTCTTGCAAAATTGACATTTGCGCGAGTATTTCTTCGATGGATAGGGACGTTTCGGGTTTCTGATTGGCGACGACAGTACCTTGCTGAATTGCTTGCGACTGCTCAATCAAGAATTTGGCTACCAATTCGCAACATTCATCAAGCCCAATTCCTTGCTCATTTGGGGTGCGGTAAACGACTCCGTCCGCGTGTACTGTAATCATGCAACCTTTGGGTTCGCGGCGTATTTCAATAAGGAAGCAACCTATTGACTGTACGTTCGCTCATTTTAAATCTGCAAGATTTAATTAAGCCTTACAGGGCTTGTAATCTAGGCAATTCAACTGGTTCAGCCGTTTTCATCTTGCATAGAACTTTTGCCATTTTATGATTT